AACTAGTCATGCTAAACTCCCATTATGATTCCAAAAGTGACTCCATTTGATGCATATAAATCTTACCTTGGTTTGAAGAATCACTTTACAAAAGAAAAATATGATTACCATAGATATGGCGGTAAATCACGTGCTTCATTAGAAAGTTTCTACAAAAGACGTGACAGATACTTCTTTGAAAAACTAAGTAGACAGAAAGATGATGCAGAAGTGGTTGAGTTTTTTGTTAGTAATTTTGTCAGTTGTGATGATCCGCAGTCTCTTTGGATTGGAGAAATCGTCAGAAATGGAGAACAAAACTACACAGACTGGAAGAAGAGATTACAATCCCTGAGTTATACATTTAAATCTGAAGTTGAAAATGTTTTTTCAGGAAAGAACTTTGATGAGATGTTTCACATTGAAGGTACAAAGCATCCACAAATTGTGAAAGAACACCTTGGTAAAAACATCTCTCTAGAATCTCTTGTTCTTTTAAATAAAGTTATAGGATTTAAAAATAACTTTGATAAAAAACTAGATGACCCTGTATGGAAGTTTCTGTCTATGAGAATGTCTAAGTATGATTCCTTCCTACATATTGATGTAATTAAATATAGAAAAACACTTAAGGAGATTATTATCCATGCTTGAAAATTCTACTGTACTTGAAAATCTGATTAATCAAAAAGGTGAACTTGAACGGACACTGGAAGGAACTAGAGAAATGTATTTGAAAATTGTAGGAGCAATTGAAATTCTTCAACAGATTGAAGAAACAAACAATCCTACACCACCTGCTGAGGATGCTGAGCAAGAAGAGGAAGTATGAGTTTCTTTGACTCTGAATTTGTTCAGAAGGAAATGCAGGATATTACTGCACTCCAGGAAAAAATTTATGAAAGTGTATTCAAGTTTCATACTATGTCCAACCAAGACAAACTTGAACACATTGATATGTTAGAGGAACTTCTACAGAAGCAGAAGATTCTTTACACTAGACTTAGTTTGTCTGATGACCCTAAAGCAAAACTAATGAAGGAAAACATCATGAAGGAGGCAAAAATGATTGGGTTCCCTGCAGATGTTGACTTGTCTACGGTCTTCTCTAATATGAATGCTATGATTGCTAACATGAAGAAGACTATTGAAAGAGAGGGTTGACTTCCCTGCCTAAATACCCTATATTGAGGCTGCCTGATCCTCTACCAAGCTAAAGGACACAGACCAAATACAACTAATACGGAGAATACAATGTCTTTTAAAGACCTTAAAAAGCAGTCTTCCCTTGGCTCACTGACTAATAAGTTGGTTAAAGAAGTAGAGAAGATGAACAATACTGGTGGAGGTGCAGATGATCGCCTTTGGAAACCAGAAATGGACAAGTCAGGCAATGGGTATGCAGTTATTCGCTTCCTCCCTGCCCCTGAAGGAGAAGATCTTCCTTGGGTAAAACTCTTCTCTCACGCCTTCCAAGGACCTGGTGGATGGTATATTGAAAACTCCCTGACTACTGTGGGAGGAAAGGACCCTGTAGGTGAACTGAACAGGGAACTCTGGAACAGTGGTAATGAATCTGACAAGGACACTGTGCGTAAGCAAAAGCGCAAACTGTCCTTCTATGCCAACATCTATGTGGTCAAAGATCCTACTAATCCTCAGAATGAGGGGGGTGTATTCCTCTATAAGTTTGGTAAGAAGATCTTTGATAAGATTATGGGTGCAATGCAACCTGAGTTTGAGGATGAAACTCCAATCAATCCTTTTGACTTCTGGCAGGGCGCTAACTTCAAACTGAAGTTGAAGAAGGTTGCTGGTTACTGGAACTATGACTCCTCTGAGTTTGATAATCAGAGTCCTCTCTTGGATGATGATGATGCCCTTGAGGCACTTTGGAAAAAGCAGTATTCACTTTCTGCTTTCACTGCTACAGATCAGTTTAAATCTTATGATGATCTGAAGAAGCGTCTTGATTATGTTCTTGGTAAAAAATCAACACGTATGACAGCAGAGGAGACAGAATATGATAACTATGCAGCAGCAGAGCAGAAGTCAGTCACTGAAGAACAGGTCCTTAGAAAGCTTGAAGATTCTTATCAAGCATCAAAAGTTACTGAACCAGCACCCTCTTCTAATGACAATGATGATGACGCTATGTCTTACTTTGCTAAACTTGCAGATTCATGAGATGGACTTATGAGAGAGGGTGTCTCACCCTCCTTGTAATTGCTGCTTATTATAGTTTACTAAAATAAGTTAATGTTCTCACCTTGAACCAAACCTTTAGAAACAAATTGTGTGCTACCTTCTTGATATTTCATTAACTTCTTAATATCTTTAATTACAGTTTGAATCAAATTAGATCTCAATAAGAAAATATTTCTTTTATCATCCTGAATTCTTGATTCAAACTCATAGTTGGTAACACCTACATTTGTATTAGTAATGGTGCTCTCTTTTCCAAGGGCACCATCAAAAAAAGTAACTGAATAATCAGAAGGGACTTCAAGTCCCTTTTTTAATACTGTAAAACTGTTACTAGAATCTTTTACCTCAATAGATTCATAGTGATGTATTCCATCATAATTTGTTACACCATATTTTTTATTCATATAGAGTTCAAAAGTCCTATTACTCATAGGCCATTCATCTTGTATATTGATGATGTTATTTGATAATAAAATAATCCAATCATAATTTGGTGTATCATATAGTTTGTAGGAAATATTATCAGGTCTTTCATCACCAACTATTTGGTACTTAGTGAAGTTGGTTAAGTCTTGAAATAAACTGCTGTTTAGTTTGACTCTTTTGAAAAGATTTTTTACCTCAGTATAGGAAGATATATTTTGCTCACTGGGAATTCTATTTACATAATCAAAGTTTGGAAGATAGGAGAAATAATTTGCCATTTTTAGTAACCCATATTAATTGGTTTATTGAAATCACCACCTTGAGAATTATCTTCATTACCATATTCATCTGAATAGATTGGTTCTATCTCACCAAAACTCATCTGTAAATCATATTGAGTTAGTGAACCAGTACTATTATATGTCATGTATGAACCATCAGGAGTATAATTAACATTTAAATTTGTCATTGCCATTGGTTTAAATATATTTAAATATGGATGTGTTTGTCCAGCATTTGTGCCTTTAGCATTATAAATGTATTCGAGGGTAAAAATATTTGGTGTGAGTAAGAATAGATTGGAATCAGATCTTTGAACAGCCATATTCTTTTTAAACACTCTAATTATTTCTCTTACTTCCTCAGACTCATCCTTACTTCTTGGTGTAAATCTAAAGTTAAAAGAAAAAGTCCTAAGATTGGGTCCATTGAAAAGAAGTTCAAGATTGGGATTGAGAGTAACACCAGCAGACCTTCCTAGAATATTTGCACCAACTGCTTGACCTGCAAAATATGCTGTCAATGCTTTTCCACTTGTTG